CTTCAGGTTCGTAGGGAAGGGAAGTTCGTCAAGCGTGTCGGGCTGGTGTGTTCGTGGTTCGAGCGTGATGTTCATTTAAGAGACTACACCGAGCTACCGCAGAGCTGGACATACTTTGAAGTGTTAGATGGTGGATTCAGTGACCCGGCTGCTTATTTACTGATTGGCGTGGATGGTGACGATAACGTACATATTGTGGATGGATTCCGCGAGAAGGGGCTATTGACTGACGCTATCGCAGAGCGCAGGAACACCAAAGCATCCAACCTGATGATAACTAAAGGATACGTTGATACTGATAACCCTCGGATGGTCGAAGAGCTGGCCAAGCTGGGGATGAGACTAAACCCGATTGAGAAGGACTCCAAAGAAAACCAGAGCTGGGACGAGATACTCGCAGAGAAGCTGGAAGAGTACGGAGCAGTCCAGCCCGGCACGGGTGAACCACGATTGTATATTTCAAAGAAGCTGGTCAGGGTCGATGAAGAGACTGGCAACGAGGTAAATTGGTTGATGGGCGAGATCGAAGAGCTGACTTGGTTGGAGAAGGTAACAAAAGAAGGCGAAGAGATTAAACCAAAGTGGAACGACCACCGCAGACTCGGACACCACTTTGACGGCATACGGGCGTTGTCGTATTTCTTGGTCAGCTACAAGAAACCAATCAAGAAGAAGCGAAGTCACAAGCAATCAAAGCGATTAAAGTTTCACGTTTAGGAGGTAAAGATGCCTGATGTACTCGACATCACCGACTGGAAGGAACGCACCCAGCAATCATTGGCTGATCGTATCTATAAGGAAGTCGAATCGACCCAGCAGTTTGTCATTCAACCATATCCAAACAAGATGAGACTGACGGGCGAGCAATACAACATCTTGGCTGGTATCCCGATTGATGACGACCGGGCGGTAACGTACACAGTTTTTCACACACCACACAATGTAATGGAACTAATTTTAGAGGGAGGGTTAGATGACAGACCGCAAGAAAGTTAAAGAGTTATTAAAACGGGGCTGGACTTCAGAATATGAATGTGAAGAAGCTATCGTTGAGCTGATGAGGGAAGCTCGGAAGGGTGAACTCAACGGATTGCTTGACGAAGCCGACAGTATCCACAATGAACCACACTATGATCGGTCGAGAACGATTAAAACTAGCGTAGTCGAACACAGACTAGACATACTGGAGCAAGAATGAAGCACGGCAAGATCACATCCTACACACCACAACCAGACGGCTCGTTACTGATACGCTCGGAAGGGTACTTCGAGGAGTTGAACTCGGTTCGAGAAGAGATACGCCAGAACATCGACACCACAAAAGAAACACTAATGCAAGACGTTATCAAAGCGATGGAAGTATTCACCCAGACAGAAGCACCCGAAATCACCATCACTGTAATTAAGCAACGGGGCGAACCGCACAGAATCGTCAGGACGCACACAGTTTACAAGAAGAAGCTATAACAGTATAATTACTCCAAAGCGGTGTGCCGTATCATCGAATCCGCATCTAACGAGAAGGATTCAATGGCATACTTAACAGACAAAGATGAAATCAACTCCCTCTATACCACATCGAAAGCAGAGGGCAAGGAATGGAAGCGAGACTACCCAGAGTTTGAGAGACTCGCTGATAATGAACTAATAGACGATCTGGACGAATCACTCCCAGAGGTCAATGATGGCTCGCTGGCGGCAGCACTATTCAAACTCCCGAAACGAGTGGTTAGCTCCAAGCTGACGGGACGACCCAGAGCAATCGACCGAGACGATGCGTGGCTATCTGAACTGGCCAAGATTCAATGGGAGAACAACATCGTCAAGAACGCTAACACTCAAGCACCCTTCACCCGTAAACTTAAAGATGGCGTTCGCAAAGCTGGTATCTATGGCGGTATCCCACTTATTAACCTATTTGTCGAGCGTGGCAACTACACTGGCTCAGACTTCATTGTGGCGAGTGCTTACGATGTCACACTGGAAGCCGGGAAGGTCTCAGACTATGACTCTGATCTGATCTTCTGGGATGTTTACTACTCCGATCTCCAGCTGGACAACCTGATTGAGCAAGCCGAAGAAGAGAACAAAGAGTCCGAGAAGGACAAGAAAGATTATCAGAAAAACAAGGACGCAGCTGAAAAGAAGGGCGAAAAGTACGAAGAGGACGAACCCCAGCCGTACAACCGATGGGACGTTAAAGCCCTCAAAGCTATCAAGAAAGCCAAGCAAAAAACTCAGCGCGAATCGGACGAAGAGCCAGACCAGACCGATGACAAAGCCCTTGACCGAACTGGACACCACTTTTACATAGCATTTCAGCGTGGCGTGGAAGCTCCGTTCTATATGTGCCACACCGCCACCGAGCAAGTAGTCCGAGAATGGACAAACCCCGACCCGACTGGCGACATACCCGTTCACTACTTGTACTGTTATCAGGACTTCGTAAACCCTTATGGAATCGGCATCAACAAACTGGCTGGCGGTACGCAGAACGTACTGGACTATATGCGACAGTCAGATGTGCTGGCGACTCAACTGGGATTGCGACCACCTAAACTAATTACTGGCGACACTGACGAGGTGGATGAAGACTCACTGATCTATGCGGAAGACGCGAACTGGTGGGTTGGCAACGCTCGACTGGAGCGAATGGAACTCGCGAACGGGGTATATGCTCAGTTACCAAACAGAATAGCGATGTACAAAACATCATTAAACCAGCTTATCCCGACTGGTGATACTTCAATTGCTTCGGGAGCTGGCGACCCTCAGTATTCCAAGACCCCAGCTGGTGTTAAATTCCAAGCCGCTAACCTATCTATTGATGACGAGGACTTCAAAGACAACCTATATATCACCTATGAAGCGATGGCTAAGTCGATGATAAACGTACACTTTGCCAATATGCAGGGTGTCGATCTGATGAAGCTATCTGATGAAGAGCGCGAGATACTGACAAAAGCCGGACTCGACTTCCCAGAAGGTGAAGACGGACAGCCAACCAACGAGCTAGAGATCGAATGGGATAAAGCCCGTGCCGAGTTTGACTTTGAGGTTGAAGCCGAGATTGACAAGGACGCGGAAGACAAAGAGAAGCTGGACGCTTTGCTCGGGGTGGCACAACTCCGTCAAGTGAACCCACAACAGTTTGATATGGACTTACTACAATCGAAGAAACGACTGGACGCTGGCGAATTGATGTCAGCGATTATTGGACTGACTACTGATAACGACAAGATTCTGGTAGACGTTGAACCCGAAGATCAAGGCGATGTAGACCCAGAGACGGGTCAACCGATTGAAGATGACGCACCGCCACCAGAGGTACAAGCCGAAGCCGAAGCTAATATCCAAGCCGTTATGCAACAGTACGGAGTGGACGCGCAAACCGCAGCTGCCGCTTTGGAAGCTGAACAGCAGGGGTATCCAATCGAAGAGATAGTTGCACAACTACAAGGAGCATCTAATGGCCAGAGACGATAGCACACTATATACAGGGATGACTTCAACCGAGGGCAAGAAAGCTCGGCAAGCTCGCAAGGAAGCCCAACGCAAGAAGGAGAAGGTACGGGGTCAACTGATGCCAGCTGCCGAAATAGTTGGGCGTGAGGTCGTAAAGATACGCGAAGAGATCAGGGACGAACTCCGCAACGCAGTTGATCTGAAGATAACCGAACCCGAGCTGAAAGCTTTGGTGATGGGCTTGAAGATTGCTGAAGACCGAGTAGGCGCACTCAAGACCCGACTGGACACGATAATGCGAACACCGCAGTTTAAGGAGATCGAAGATGACGAACTCGACCTCGGATAAGACCACTTACAAACAACGCAGAGAAGCCGTCAAGTCCGAGCAGGAAGCGATGACCCGTAAAGAGATTCACGAACAGATGAAAGAGAAGTTTGAACACACTGTAGACCTTGAGAACCTACCGACCAAGGTCTACGAGCATAACTGGGTAGACAGAGGAGCAAAGTTATCTTGCGAGACTAAAACGCATCCCAACCATCAAGCTTGGAAGAGATGATCTAATTGGGTACTTCCTTTTCCCGGGGGAGTACCCAACAGGATAATCTCCATCCTATGCCTAAATCGGGCTTAAAACGATATGGTTAGCAACCTATTAAATAGCATTGTTGGCGAACTTAAAACGCAGAAGGAGTACAGATGGCAGACAAAGACGAAGAAGTCCAGCCAGCCGAAGCCCCAGCTGAAGAACCCACTGAAGCCGAGGCGGAGGAACTAGAATCAACCGAGGACACTGAGGACGTTGAACTCGAAGACATCGAAGTCACCGATGAAGAGATCGGAGAAGATGAAGAAGAGCCAGACGAACCAGCCGAAGAGCCAGAAGAGCCAGCCGAATCAGAAGGGGAATCTGACGAGCAGGAATCGGAAGCTACTGAGGAAGAA